TGGTCTTTTATCAACCTTAGTCCTTGAACTAGTCAAGGTACAACAAACTGAGATAAGCTTAATCAAAGAAAAGATTAAGAGACGGAGAGAAAAATATGATAAATTATCAAGCTAGCTATGAAGTAGGTTCACGACCTGCTATTAAAAAAATTTTTACTGCATCTTCTGGTGAAGAATTTAGTATGGGCATAAACTTTGAAAACACCGAAGATAAAGAAGCCGTTTCAGCAGAATTAATATATGCACATATGAACAATTGCATACAATATATTCAAGATAAATCTGAAACATTAAGACTTATTGCATTAGATGAACCTGTAGGTTCTGAAGCTTGGCCAGCTATCGGTTGGTTTGAACTTTTATGGGCAAACAATGAAATTAATCTTTGGTGGAACTATATTTATTTTAAAAATGAACAACCAAATGCAACTATGGAAATATCTGAAGGTCATTCCCATGGTGAAGATTCAGATCATACTCACGATCCTGAAACAGGGGAAGAAGTCCCTAATGCATGAGGTTAAAGATGGCTCAAGAACTCTTCAGTTTAACGGGCGTTTGCTAGGGGAGTCAACCTCGTGGCGCCGTGGCTCGACACGCTGGATCGAGTTCAAGCTTTACAAAACTGAAAATGGGTCCTATATTCTTTCTCGTATAGGTGTCTCTACAGTCTTTCATTCACCCACCTGTTCTTTAGTTAAGCGTTATGGTTTAAAGGAAGGAATTGTTGATGATCTAAGAGACGATGCTATTCCTTGTGAGGAGTGCAATCCTAGCTTTGATATGCCTATTATATTTCCAGAAACAGATAGAAATTGGGCCCAAGTAAGCGAAGACCCAGAACCAGTATTAGATGCACTTTACAAATACGACTCTGGTGGTGCAAGATACCTTACTAACGTTGCACAAAGGTTGCTTGAAAGAGCAGCCCTGAATGATGAAAAAATAGATTCTATCTATAGAATCGAGATGATCCCTTAAGAAGTTAGGAACAAATGAGCGACAACCAAGTGACGAACGGACTGGGAAACGTAAAACTGCACCTTGTAGATTCTGCAGAAAAAGCGCAGCAATTTATCTCATGGTTAAGTGAAAAAAGACCACACAACGCAATTGCAATTGACACTGAAACAGGTGAATTGCCTGGCGGTAAAAGAGAGCATGCATTGTCTCCTTGGCATGGAAAATTACGCCTTGTTCAAGTAGGAGACGGTATGACTGGCTGGTCTATTCCTTGGGATGAGTGGGGCGGTGTTTTCTATGAAGCAATGAGTAAATTTGATGGACCTGTTGTTTGTCACAACATTGCATTTGAAGCCCGTTGGTTTGATATTCAATCTCGATGGAAGATTCCATGGGAGCGTGCTCATGACACGATGATTATGGCTCACATTATTAATCCTTTAGGTTCTGGTGCGCTAAAGCCTCTCTCTGCTCTTTATGTAGATGGAAAGGCTGTTGCAATGCAAGAAAGTCTTGACCAAGGACTAATTGAGAATGGTTGGACTTGGGGAACTGTTCCAACTAACTACGAGCCTTACTGGGTCTACGGTGCTCTAGATACAGTTTTGACAATGCGTCTTTGGGAACAGTTCTACCAGAAGTGTGGTCCACAAGGACCATACAATCGTGCTTACGAGCTAGAGATGGCAACACGCAAAATTGTTACTCGTATGGAGCTAAATGGTGCTCGCATTGATTTAAATTACTCTAAAAAGAAATTTGATGAACTTATTCAATATTCAGATTCCGTAAAAAATTGGGCATCAAGTACATACAATGGAGTAAGCATTACAAGTAACATTCAACTAGTTCGTCTACTTGAAGGTCTTGGCGCAGATATTACAGAAACAACTCCATCTGGAGCTAAATCTGCTAGCAAAGACCAGCTTCAGCTTTTAATGATTAATGGCAACAGCGATGTTAAAAACCTTGCAGAAAATGTTCTTAAGCAACGCAAGGCTGACAAACTGGCTAACACCTACTTTTCTAACTTTATGGAAAAGTCTATTGATGGCATAGTTCATCCTTCTGTAAAAACATTAGGCGCTCGCACATCTCGTATGTCTATTACAGATCCAGCCTTACAGACTCTTCCTAAAGGAGATGACACTGTTCGCACAGCTTTTATTCCTAGAGAAGAAGGCAATGTAATTATTACCTCTGACTTAGATCAAGTTGAGTTTCGTATGTTTGCATCTTTATCTGAAGATGAAAATCTTATTTCGCTATTTCACAAAGCAGATGCAACTGGTTCTGATCCGTTTACTGAAATTGGTCGTCAGGTTTATCAAGAACCAGATATGCAAAAGTCAGATAAGCGTCGTAACCTAATCAAGGGTGTTGTTTATGGACGACTCTATGGAGCAGGTGTTGCTAAGCAAGCTCTTACTGCTGGAGTTCCAGAGGCGCAAATGCGTTCTGTCTCTGATTCATTTGATGCTAATTATCCAGGTATGGCAGTTTTTCAAAGACAAATTGATAACATAGGACAAACTAGACTTCGCAATGAGGGTCAAGGATATGTCCATACTTGGACTGGTCGTCGCATTCCTTGCGATGAAGACCGCACTTACACTCTTGTTAACTATTTAATCCAAGGTGGAGCAGCAGAAGTTTTTAAATCTAATCTTGTAAAACTTGATCAAGCAGATTTAACAGATCATCTAATTGTTCCAGTACACGATGAAATTGTTCTTGAAGCTCCACGCAAGGATGCTGAAGAGATTAAGCATTTAGTTCGTCAATGTATGACTACAACTGAAGGATGGGCAGTTCCATTAACAGCAGATGTTGACGGTCCACTAGAAAACTGGGGGCAAAAGTACCGATGAAACATGTATTAGCAGTAGATCCAGGCAAAGCAAGCGGAATTATTTTTATGTCTTTAGCTGGACCTGAAGAAACTCCAACAATTATTTATTCTAGTGAATCTCAGCCTGAAGAGTATGGACTGGCATTAAATACATTTATGAATGGTTGGAACCTTTTTGACGACTTTACTGTTGTCTGTGAAAGATTTACCATCAATGCTCAAACTGTTCGTAATTCTCAAGCGCCCTACAGCCTTGAACAAATAGGGGTTTTAAAACATATTTGTAGAGAACACGGATATAACCCAGAAAAGATTGCTATGCAGTCCCCAGCAGATGCCAAAGCAATGTTTCCTAACGAAGCCCTCAAAAAAGTAGGGACTTGGTACGTTGGGGGAGAAGGGCATGCAAATGATGCAATACGACACGCTTTACTTAGGCTGGTTAAAACTGGCTGGAAACCAAGAGTTCTGCTAGACTAATATGCGGTAAGATAAACATCTTCAAAAAAGTTTTAGAACCGCATGTGACATAATGACAGGGAAAAGAGGGTAAGTTGTCTGTAATAGCCGAAGTGGATGCCGATAAAAAGCACATCCTTCTAACTACCGACTGGCGCTATAAAGAGCTCTGTAAGAGCCTTCCAGGGGCTTCCTGGAGCCCTAAGGACCAAGTCTGGAGAGCTCCACTTAGTTGGACTACTTGTCTTGCTTTACGCTCTACATTTAGAGATGGATTGACTATTGGTCCTAACCTTACTGAGTGGGCTACTAATGAGTTAAACACCCGTATTACCCCCTCAAACGCCCTCAGAGAGCTTGAAAGCGCCGACGGGGACGAAGATCTATTTCCTCATCAAAGAGCAGGGGTTCAGTTCCTTAAAACGGCTCGTAGGGCTCTATTGGCAGATGAGCCGGGCTTAGGAAAAACCGCTCAAGCCATTCGTGCTCTTAAGGCTTTACAAGAGTCTGGAGAAGACGTATTTCCAGCCCTAATTGTTTGCCCTAACACTCTTAAAAAGAACTGGGCTAGAGAGTTTGCTAGATGGTGGCCCGGAGGAGTTAAGACTCAAGTAATTAAGGGAAGCTCGGCTCAACGTAAAAAACAATTTGATTCAGATGCAGATGTTTATATTATTAATTGGGAATCTTTACGCTCTCACTCAAGGCTTTCTGGATACGGCTCTATTGCTCTAGTTCACTGCAAAGCTTGTGGCGGTCTTAATGAGGCTGTCACCGAAACTCGTTGCGAAGTGCATCCAAGAGAGTTAAATGCAATTGATTTTAAGGCTGTAGTTGCCGATGAAATTCATAGATCTAAAGATCCTAAATCAAAACAAAGTCGTGCTTTGTGGTCCGCAACAGGTGATGCTGAAATTCGTTTTGCTTTAACTGGTACTCCAATTGCTAACAATGTTGTAGACCTTTGGTCTATTCTTCACTGGCTATCACCTAAAGATTGGCCATCTAAGACAAAATGGATTGATCGAATGATTGACATAATGCTCAATGCTTTTGGTGGAATGATGGTTATTGGCGTTAAACCAATGATGCAAGACGAATTTTATAAATCTGTAAACCCTGTTATGCGTCGTATGCTTAAAAAGGTTGTGCTTCCACATTTACCTCCAGTTATAAATGAACGCAGAGATGTAGAAATGTCTCCTAAGCAAAGAAAAGCTTATGAGCAGATGCGTGACACAATGATTGCTGAGCTTGAGTCTGGTGATGCGCTAACCGCTCCAAGTATTTTAACTCAAACAACTCGATTGCTACAGTTTGCCAGTTCTTACGCCGATATGGTTGTTGATGAATCAAGTGGTGAGTTGAAAACGGTTTTGACAGAACCTTCCTGTAAAGTCGATTCACTGATGGATGACATCAGCAATGGGGACTTTGGAGATGACTCAGTTGCAGTTTGCGCCGTATCTAGACAGCTTATTGAAATTTTAAGTGCTGCCATGACAAAGGCAAAAATCCCTCACGGACTTATTACTGGTGCTCAAAATGAAGATGAGCGTCAAAAGGCAGTAGATGATTTTCAAGAAGGTCGTATTAAGTGGATTCTGTTTACGGCACAGGCTGGTGGAGTAGGTATTACCTTGACTGCAGCCCGACGTTTAGTTATGCTTCAACGACCTTGGTCACTAGTTGACCATAAACAAGCACTAGATCGTGTGCATCGTATTGGAAGTGAAATTCACGACTCAATATTTATTATGGATTATGTAACAGAAGGAACAATTGAAGAAAGAGTTTTACAAGTACTAGAGACAAAATCAGATAACTTCGAACAAATCGTTCGAGACAAAGATCAACTAATGAAGTTGCTCAAGGATGATAAGGCAGGGGCGCTATGAGCGATGTAGTAAGACTTTCAAATTCTGAACTACAAACATTTAAAGATTGTCGCCGTAAATGGTGGCTTGCGTATTACCGCCGTTTGCAACCAAAGTACAGAGATATGACTGGCGCATTAGCTTTTGGTAGTCGTATCCACGCAGCACTCGATGCTCACTACGCTCAAGGTCTTCCACTTATTCAAGCACACGCAGACTTAGTTGAGACAGATCGTCAACTACTTCTTGTTGATTTTCAAGACACTTATCAATTAGAGCAAGAAGCAGAGATGGGTCGCATCATGCTTGAAGGCTATGAGCAGTGGGTTGAAGAAAATGGAATTGATGCAGAACTTGAAATGATTTCTACAGAAGAAACAATTATTGCTCCACTGTTTAATGGAGAAGTTGAGCTACAGGGAAAGCTTGATATGCGAGTTCGTCGCAAAGGCGATGGTGTTCGTATGTTTCGTGACTTTAAAACAGTAGGTGGCTCTCTTAGTGACTTTGCAAACTTAGCTCATATGAATGAGCAAGTAATGACATATATGCTTCTTGAATCAACTAAGGCTGATGAGGCAGAGCGTTCTGAAGGTGGCATTTTTACAATGCTAAAGAAAGTAAAGCGCACAGCAAATGCTCGTCCACCTTTCTACGATCAAGTAGAAATTCGCCATAACATTTTTACAATGCGTTCTTTTTGGAATCGAATCCACGGAACCATCGCTGATCTTATGAATGTTCGTAAAGCTCTTGATACAGGAGCAGAACATACATATGTTGCATATCCACGACCAACTCGTGATTGCAAATGGAAATGCCAATTCTTCGCTATTTGCCCAATGTTTGACGACGGAAGCGCCGCCGAACAAGCAATTAGCGATGCATATGAGGTCGCAGACCCATATGCTTATTACGATACAACTGACAAAAAAGGAAGCGAGTGACGATGAGCGAAATTCAACGCTCTCTTACTGTAATGGTGTATGGAGAGAGCAAGGTTGGTAAATCAAGTCTTGCTGTTACCGCACCTTACCCACGACTCATGCTTGACGTAGAAGGCGGTCACAGATTTTTGCCTATCGTCGTCAAGTATTGGGACCCACTGCGTGAGGAACCACCTCTAGCAGATGGAACATGGGACACTGTTGTAGTCACAGTTCGTGATTACGATACTGTTCTAAAAACATACCAATGGCTTCAACTTGGTAAGCATCATTTCAAGAGTCTTATTATTGACTCTGTATCTGAGCTTCAAGTGAAGTGCTTGGAAAACATTGCTGGTGTTAATCAAATGACACAGCAGCAATGGGGAGAGTTGCTTCGTCATATGGGCGGTCTTTTACGAGACCTCCGTGACTTAACAATGCATCCATCAAATCCGTTAGAAGCGGTTGTATTGACTGCAATGGCTCGTCTTGATAAAGATGGTCGTTATCGTCCATACCTACAAGGTCAGCTTGCAATTCAAGCTCCTTACTTCTACGACATTCTGGGAGCGATTACCGTTGAAGAACGTCATAACCCAGATCCAACTCAACTTCCATACAAAGTTCGTCGTATGTATGTTGAACGCACTAATCAATACGAAGCTGGCGAGCGTGTCCAAGGACGCCTTGGCAAAGTCGTAGAACAAGAAAACATGTCAATTGAAAAAATGCTAGACATTGTTTTTGGACCAAAACAAGCAGCGGCAGCTGAAACAACTACAAAGGAAGAAGGCACTCAGTGAGTTCACGCAATTGGGCAGACCTCATTAAAGACGCTGGTGATTCGGGTAATTA